TATCTACACGTAAGATATAGAGCTTCAGAAACTGAAGATAGAAGATATAAGACTTGGATTACAGGTTCTGCAGGTGGTGCAGCTACAAGTAGCTTAGATGCTATGGAAGTACACTTCCTATCAGAAAGATGTGTTTGTACAATGGGTGCAAACAACTTCGTACTGTTTGAAGACTAATATTTAATAAGGAGGGGTGTGTCTTCAAAGACACACTCCCCCTTTTTTTTAAAATTTAAAATCAAATTAAAATGAAATTAGAAGCAAAAGATAGAGTTTATAAACTCACAAGAGACAGAGCACCTCTGTCGTGTATTATTCCCTCACGAAATAGTAGAAGAAGTCCTCTACTTTATTTCGACCAAGACAAAGGATATAACAGAGCGTTACGATACGCAAGAAACCAAAAAAGCTGCTTTGAAGATGAGCAAGATGGAACGGCTATTGTCGAGCCAATTGTCTTTGAAGATGGTATGTTATCAGTCCCCAAGAACAATCCTGTACTACAAGAATTTTTACACTACCATCCATTGAATGGTAAAAAATTCATTGAAGTAGATTACTCAAAAGATGCCTCACAAGAAATTGAAAAACTGAATGTTGAAGTGGATGCTTTGATTGAAGCAAAATCTTTATCTATTGAGCAATGTGAGCAAGTAGGAAGAGTATTGTTTAGTAGGGATGTAACTACAATGTCTTCAGCAGAATTGAAGCGTGACATTTTGGTGTTTGCTCGTAGAAACCCACAGGTTTTTATGTCAGCTCTGAAAGACCCTGCACTAAAACTACAATCAACAGTTCAACTGTTTTTTGATAATAAGGTTTTAGGTTTCCGTAATAAGAAAAGAGATGTACACTACAATCTTGAAGGAAACAAAAAGAGAATGACAACTATACCATTTGGTGTTGACCCAATTCCATTCTTAGCGGATTGGTTTAGAACCGATGAAGGTGTAGAAGTATTAGAGTTTTTAGAGAAACAACTTTAAGGGGTTTGGTATTTGTGTATGAGGGAGGGGTTAAACAACCCCTCCTTTTTTTTATGTATCTTTGTAACAAAGTATTTACAGATGATTAACTCGGTTAGAAATACAGTTTTATCTATACTTAATAAGAACAATTACGGATATATCTCACCTGCTGATTTTAACCTTTACGCTAAACAAGCACAATTAGATATATTCGAAGATTACTTTTTTCAGTATAACTATCAGATAAACAAAGAGAATGCAAGGCAGTCCGGTACAGAGTATGCGGATATTACTAAAGGCTATGAAGAAGTAATTAATATTTTTTCAGAGACTAAATTTTTATTGCATAACATCAATAACAGGTTTTTCACACCGAGCTTAACGACAACAAATGACAATTACTATTTGCTTAATAAAGTCCTTGTATACACAAGACTATTAGCAAGTGGTACGAATGATGTTACTTTACTTCAGACATTACAAGATACCACTACTGATTTTGTAGCTGCAGGGGTACAGGTGGGTGATATAGTTGGGAATACAACTACCAATCAAACTGCTATTGCAGTAGCGGTAACACCAACGATTATTACACTTGAAGATGGTAATGGTAATCCTGCAGATATTTTTACAAACATAGGTGAAGGATATGTGATATATGATGATAACGTGGTAACAGAAGCGGAGAAAGTTACTCATAGTAAAATTACTATGCTTAACAATTCATTGCTAACCGCACCATCAACTATGTTCCCTGCGTATACTCAGCAAGAGCCAACGCTTTCACTATTCCCCCCAAGCATCAATACAATAGGAGCCGTGCAATGTCAGTATATAAGATACCCACAGGACCCTAAGTGGACATATGTAAACTTACTTGGCGGTGAGCCGTCATTTGACCAATCTCAACCTGATTTTCAGGATTTTGAATTGACTATATCAGATGAACCCACGTTGGTTCTTAAGATATTGCAATATGCAGGTATGTCAATCAGAGAGGTGGCAGCAGTTCAGTTTGGTCAAGGTTTAGAACAATTTGAAGAACAACAAGAAAGATAATAATTATGCCCTATATATCAGATTATCAATATTATGAAAACAACGGTAATGCTCCATTAGATGCTAATTGGGGGTCATATCAGTATGTTTCTTTGTATGATATTGTAAACAACTTTATGTTGATGTATTCAGGCAACCACAGTCTTGTAAACAACGAAGAAAGGTTTAAGATATTGTTTCACGCAAAACGTGCTATTCAAGAATTAAACTACGATGCATTCAAAGAGATAAAGATATTAGAGCTTTCAGTTTGTAATACACTAAGATATGTTCTACCTCCTGACTATGTTAATTGGGTTAGAATATCAGTGTATAAAAACGGTTTGCTATATCCTCTTACAGAAAATATCCAAACTAATTGGAGCCGTGCATATTTACAAGACAATGATTGTAGAATTTTATTTGACCAAGATGGTGAAATCTTAAGACCTGAATATTCTGAAATTGATTATGATAGAATCACAGGCAGCAAGAAATCTATTTACTTAAACGCAAACAATCCTTTTCACGGATATGAAGGATATTGTTGTGATGGTAGATGGTATTTTGATTATGAGATTGGAGCACGTTTTGGGTTGAATACCGAAACTGCAAATGCCAATCCTACCTTTAGCATTGACAAGCAATCCGGAGTTATAAACTTTAGTTCAGGAATGGCAGGAGAGCTATGTATTCTTGAGTACGTATCAGACGGAATGGAGGGTGGAAATAATGATTTAATTCAAGTAAATAAATTGTTTGAAGATTATGTATATGCATATATCGAATATGCCATTTTAAATTCCAAGTTGGGAGTACAAGAATACGTTATTGCAAGAGCAAGAAAGCGTAAAGGTGCATTGTTGCGAAACGCTAAAATAAGAATAAGTAACATACATCCCGGAAGACTCTTAATGAATATGAGAGGGAAGGATAAATGGTTAAAGTAATATGGCTAATCTACAGAGAAATTTTATTTTAGGGAGAATGAATAAGAGCCTCGATGAGAGGCTTATTCCTAATGGCGAGTATGTAGATGCCTTGAATGTTAGATTAGGCTCTACAGAAGAAAGTGAAGTAGGTTCTGTAGAAACTACTAAGGGGAATACTCAAATTACCCAATTACAATTTGAAGATGCTTTGCTATCTTCTCAAGCTAAATGTATTGGAGCTTACGAAGACGGTGCACGAGAAACTATGTATTGGTTTGTTACCGACCCTGCGTTTGCAGGTAGTGCTGCTACCGGAAAAATAGACCTTATTGTTTCTTTCAATACACAACTAAATATTCTTACTTATCACGTTGTTAGTGTAGATGATGGCGGTGGTGTAAATACTACATTAAACTTTGACGAAAAGTATTTAATTACAGGAGTAAACCTTGTAGATGACTTGTTGTTTTTTACGGATGATTTGAATCCACCACGCTTCATAAATATAAATAGAAACTATCCAAACCCGGTAGCTAATATTGACCAAATAACTGCAGAACAGTTACTTGTAATTAAAAGACCACCTTCTGAAACCGTAGGTTTAAATGTTCTTCCAACCTCATCAGAAGACAATTTTTTAGAAGATAGATTTGTTTGTTTCGCTTATAGATGGCAGTATGCAGATAACGAATATTCTGCTACTTCACCATTTTCTGCACCTGCATTTCAACCGGGACCTTTTGATTATTCATTCGCAACAAGTTTGAATGAGGGGATGGTTAATATCGCAAACTTAGCACAGATAACTTACAATAGTGGTGGTCCTTTAGTCACAGGTATTGACTTGCTTTGGAAGGATATGCAGATTGGCAGTATCCGTATTATTGAGAAACTTGATAAAGCAAAGTTAGGTCTTACCGATAACACTGATTACACCTTTAGTTTTAGTAGCAGTAAAATATTTACATTACTACCTGAGAGTGAAATTCTTAGATTGTATGATAATGTACCAAGACTCGCTAAGGCTCAAACCTTAATGGGTAATAGACTAATTTATGGAAACTATTTAGAGCAGTATGATTTAATTGATGCAAATGGTTTTCCAACTAAATTAGAATATACTCTTTCACTTATTAGTAATGATATTGGGTTAGAAGATTTAGAGACGGATACTGATAATGGTTTTTATACTATTGATGGTTCTCAGTCAATACCTAATTCCATACTTACTATTCTTGGTGTTGGCAACCAAGATTTAAAAGCAGGAGCTCTAATAGAGTTTCAGTTTTCATTTGAGCATCAAACTTTTAGCGGAGATATACCTTTTCCTACTGATACCAACTTAAACTTAGAACTTAGTTTTGAATACATTCTACCACAAGATTTTGCAAGTGCGTATGACTTAGCTATTAGCACGGACTTTGTAGAAAAAATAGGAACGGCAGCAAATATACAAACAGTAGCCAACTGTGCTGACGGAACAACTCTTACGGATTTATTCAATTGTTCGCTTTTAAATATTCTTGGTAGTTTAGAAAAACTTGAAAGCGGTATTACCGGAATCAACCAACCTTTTGCAATTATTACCTCACCGGCATCTCCTGACATTGGTTTTCAGATACCGGCAATGAAGTATGTTGATGACCCGGTTACTCCTACACAAGAAGTATTTGAATACTATACTATTACTCAGAGCGAGGCTTCTTTTTCTTTGGTAGGAAATCCTACAAGTCTACATAGTGACAGAAGTTATGAAGTAGGAATTATATATATGGATGAATATAGCCGAGCAACAACCGCTTTGGTAAGTCCACTCAATTCTATTGAGGTTCCTTGTAGTGCATCAGACCTTCAAAATCAATTACAGTTAACTATTCCTACTACTCAGTTGGCTCCTGAGTGGGCAAAAAAATATAAGTTCTGTATTAAGGCAGATAAAGAAAATTACTTCAACGTATACTCTCAATTCTTTTTCAGGGACCCAATTACAGGTGCTGATTATTTCTTGCTTGAGGGACAAAACTCAAGAAAAGTTGAGGAAGGAGATTTACTACGTGTGAAGCAAGATACAGATGGAGCGGTAACAAGATGTGTTACAACCTCTGTATTAGAAAAGTCGGCACAACAACAAAACTTTTTAGACCCACCACCTGTAGACACAACAGGAACAGAGCTTCCTGTACCTGCAGGGGTTTATGCAAAAATTAGAGCAAACAACTTTGCTACACAAATCGGAGAGAACCCTGTTGTTGCTTATGGAGAGCTTTCAGACACAGATACCGGAGGCAATTGTAGCCTTGTTAGGTATCCTGTTTCAATCTTAAATCCTGACTATGACCCTACTCAAGTGGCTGACCCTGTAACTAATCCATATTGGATAGACTACACTGTTCCGGCAGGAAGTAGGATTAACATTAGAATTGAAAACGAACGTAGAGGTAAAAGTTGTTCCACTTCAGGCGT